GCCGAAATGGTCCTGGTGCCCCGGATGACCAGGCCCTCCAGGTCTTCATCGACGGGACGGTCGGGGTCGTAGCGCCGCAGTTCCACGGTGTGCCGGTCGGGCATCACCAGGCGGGCGTCGGCCAGTCCCGCAGCCTTCTGCATCGCCGCCCAGACGTCGCCCCCGCCAGTGATCTTCGCCTCCGACGGCATCATCGCGCCGCCGGTGTCGTCACGGCCTGCGGAAACCGTCCACGGCATCGAATGGGTGATGTGCTGAGCCGCCATGCTGGCGACCGTGGTGCCGAGGATCAGGGAGTCCTGCGGGTTCTCGGCCACGTCCCGCTGGCGGCGGTAGCACCAGTCGCCCAGCGTCACGTTCACCAGGCCGCCGGGGGTCGCGACCTCGGTGGCGATGATCGGAAACTCGCCCAGGTTCCAGCGCCTGCGGTCGATGTCGATCGTGATGACGAGCCACCGGTAGGTCGCGGGGCTGAGCAGTTCCTCCCACGAATAGCCCGGCACCGATAGCGTCCCTGCCCGGTCCCCGGTCGCACGGGACAGCGAGAAGTCGATGCTCCCCTGGGTGAACGGGACCTCGCAGATGAACCCCGCGACGGGATCCCACAGTTCGGCCCTCGCCAGCCGCCTGTGGCCCCGGCCAACGGCCTCCCGATCGGCTGCTGTGCGGTTCCTCATCAGGGCACCCGCGGTGCGTTCAGGGCCATGTCGCCGAAGTTGGCGAACCTGGCAGAGAGTCCGGCGAAGTCGGTGGCCGAGTCCTTCAGGTCCTCGAACGACCACTGGAACGGCGGCTCGGTCGTCTCACCGGGCACCCACTTCGTTGACTGGTAGTTCACCGCCACGAGCCTGCCGCCCTTGCGTCCCCACCGGGCCTCCCGGACATCCAGGGGGTACATCGTCATGTCGCGCGTCTGCACGCCCGCGCAGGGCGAGTGGCGGACGAGGACCGCCGTGCCGTCCTTGAGGATGCTCAGCAGCGTCTGGACCTCGAGGATGCTCTTGCAGTAGAACGACAGGACGCCGGTGTGCCGCTGCCGCACCTCGGACACCACGATCGGCGTGTCCGATCCGACCACGGGGTACGCGGTGGTCGAGGAAGCCCACTCCACGCCCGTCTCGTCGGCGGGCTCCACCCACATCCAGAACACCGACGGTGCAAGCACCGAGCGGACGATCGACCAGCCCTGGGGGTGGGCGTCGCACGTCACGAAGCCGGACCTGGCGACGATGGTGTTCGTGCTGTCCACCACCGCGTAACTGCATTCGCGCCCGAGCGGGGCCTCGCAGTCGATGACGAACTGCGCCCCTCCTGCGGGGTCGTAGTTGCGCACATATTGCGCGGGGAAGATGCCGTCGAACCGCTGGAGGGTGGAGCCGGTCGGGGCGTCGAGGATACCGAGCCGCACCGATCCGGGCAGCGACTCGTTCACCACGGCGGTCAGGGAAGGAGCCATCACGCCACCTCTTGCCGGTACGGGGTCAGCGCCCGGATCTCGTCGTCGATGACGGAGCGCAGTTCCCTGCCGTCCACGGCGACACGGACCATGTTGATCGGGGAGAACTGCGGGGACACCGACAGGTTCGCCGCCCGTGCGCTGTTCTGCTGCGCCCCGGCGATCGCGGCCCGTGCCGTCTCCAGCCCGACCGTGTTCACGCGGATCGTCGCCGTCCGGTCCTGCGCCAGGTAATCCTTGCGGGCCTTCAGCGCGTTGTACCCGTCCGGGGCGAAGGTCACGTTGATGCCGATGCTGCCGTTGCGGTTCTGCGACAGGTAGTCGGACCTCGCCTTGAGCGCGTTGTAGCCGTCGGGGGCGAACGAGTGGGCCACGTCGATCTTGCCCTGCCGCTCCTGCGACAGGTAGTCGGCTCGCGCCTTCACGGCCTCGTAGCCGCCCGGTGCGAATGCCGCGTTCACCGTCAGCGTGGTCGAGATCGGCTGGCCGAGCGCCGTCAGCCCCGTCTTGGTCGTCTCGATGGACCCGTCCGGATTGACCTTGAGGGGTGTCTCGATGTCTTCCTTCAGCGGCAGGAGGTCGTTCTTGGCGTCCGCGGCGGCCTTCTTGGCGTCGATGATGGCCTTGATGCCGCCGTCGGCGTTGATCTGCGCCTCGACCGAGTCGATGATGCTCTGCATCTCGGGCGGTGCACCTGCACGCAGCGAGGCGAAGAACTTCGCCGGGTCGAAGTTCGGATCCGTCTCGAAAGCCTTGATGACGTTGGTCAGGATCGCATCGCCCGCCTGCTCAGCTCCGACGATGTACTCGTTGACCCATGTCGTGTCGGGGTCATCGACCAGGCTGATCCCGATGAGCTGCTGCTTCAGCGTCTCCATCCCCGAGCCGTTGAACGTCTCCAGTTCGCGCAGTTTCGCCAGGAAGAACCCGAGGTCCCCGGAGGCGAGGGCGATCTGCTCGGCCGCGAGGCGGGTCGCCTCCTTGACGAGCCCCTGCGAGGACGCCGCCTCCTGCGCCGCTGTGGCGATGTCCTGCAGGGTCACGGAAGGATCGTTCTGGAGGAACGCGGTGATCGCATCGTTCAAGTCCCGCTGCTGCACCGACATATCGACTGCGGCGGCAGCGGCGGCACCCTGCTCGTCGGCCACCTTCTGCAACGCGATCGCGTAGGAGTCGGCGGCGTCCTGCCCGACCCCGAACGCGGCTCCCACCGCCTCGATGAAGATCCGGGTGAACGTGCCGGGGTTCAGCGACTGGTCGCTGTTCGTCAGCGTCACCACGAACCGCTCCCACGCCGAGGATGTTTCCAGCAGCGCCCCGGCGTTCGCGTTCAGCGTCGCCTGCGTCCCGTCCAGCCCCGCCACGAACAACTGCATCCGGTTCCGCGCGTTGTCCGCACCGATCGAGACGGCGGTGAACGCGGCGGCGGCGGCGGCGAGCGCGATGTTCCACGGGCCGATTGCCGACACGATTCCGCCGAACCCCTTCTTCACCAGCCCGACCTTGCCGCCAGCGTTGTCGGCCGCAGCACCCAGCCCGGTCAGCGCCAGCGCGCCCTCGGACACCGCCGAAGACAGTGCGGGGCCGAGTTTGGCCGCACCCACACGCAGCGCCGCGAACGCCCCGGCAGCCAGGTACACCTCAGTGGGGATCGAGGATGCGGCCTCCACGAATCCGGCGAGCAGGTCGGCCCCCGTTGAAAGCGCCGGGATCAGCTTCTCCCCTGTGGCGAACGCCAGCCCCTGCATGGACGCGCCGAGGCGGTCCACCGCGTCGTCGTAGGCGACCGCCCGCGCCACGTCGTCGTTGTCGAACACGCGGTACCTGGAGACGGCCTCCATCGCCTTCGCGAGGTCCACGCCGGACGCCCGCAGTTCCTCGAAAGCGGCCGCGCCCTTCTTGCCGAAGTTCTCCACCAGCAGCCGGTTGCGGGTCGAGGCGTCCCCGATCCGGTTGATCTTGTCGATCGCCTGGACCGCCGCGTCGGCGTAGTCGATCGTCCCGTCAGCGCCCCGCTTGAACGCCACTCCGAGACGTTGCAGTTCGTCCCGGTTCTTCCCGGCGTTCGTGGTGAACTTCCGCAGCAGCCCTGCAGACTCCTCGGCGGTCACGCCCGAGTCGGCCAGCGCAGCAGTGAACCGCGAGACGTTCTGCACGGACCCGCCGGTCGCCTTCGCCAGTTCACCGGCTGCCTTCGCCGCGTTGCCGTACTGCTCGACGGCCGAGGCGATCCCGGCCACCAGCCCCGCTCCGACGATCGCACCGGCACCGGCGACCAGCCCCTGCTTCAGGGTCCTGCCGAGCGCCGCCGCGCCCTTGTCGGCGTCCTTCGTGGAGCGGCCGAGGCGGTCCATCTCGCGCACGGCACCGCCGGTCGATGCCTCGACCACGACCATGATCCGGTCGGTGAAACTCATCTGGTCACCTCCTCTGGGCGTCGTCGCGTATCAGCAGCATCAGATCCCCTACGCGCTCTTGGCGCGCTTCGCTCGGCCTCCAGCCGTGCCGTCTCGCGCACCACGCGAGGAGGATCGGGTACTCAGGTCCAAAGGGGCAGGGTCGCCGTCCTCCTCATCGACCTCGATGGGTACGTCCGATTCGAACGTGAACGCCTGCCGGATGTCCTTCGCGGTCAGCGAATCGACCACCGCGTCCACGTCATCGACGCCCTGCATCCGCAGCGCGACCCTGGCAAACTCCCTCGCGGTCGGGATCGACGCGAGAGGGTTCAGCAGCGACCACGGCTGCCCCACCGACGCCTCGACCGCGCCGAGGTCTTCCAGCGTGAAGTCGTCGGACGTGCAGCGCCCGCCCCTGATCTCGATGATCCAGGCCATCAGCCCCTCCAGCCCCTCTCGATCGCGCGCGACAACTCGCGCCCGTAGATGTTCACCGACTCCGGTGCCGCCCTCTTCCACGTCCGTTCGAAGGTGTGCTTCCCCTTGGTGCCTGGGTGTTCGACCCGGCGGCGGAAGTTGCCGCCGATCTTCAGCACCTTCGCCCTGCGGCGCCGCTTCTTCGGGATCGTGCGGGGCGAGGTGTCCCGCTCCAGCAGGTGGATAGGCCCGGTGGCCGTGATGTACGCCTTGTCGCCACGGACGGCGTACTTCGCACCGACCCGAGCGCCCTTGCTCCCCACACCGGACATCCGCGAGTCGCCTCCGGTGTCCCGCCGGATCCCGGTCCTGATCTCGCGGGTGACGAACAGCGACGAGGCGTTCAGCGCCTTCCGCTGTCCGGGTTCGACCGACCTGGCAGCACCGTCGATGGATGCTGCCAGGTCGGTCAGGCTGCGAGGCATCAGGCAGTCACCTTGGTCGGCTTCTGCGTAGCGGGCAGAGACACGGTGAACCGGGCGTACTGCCGCGCGGTGCCGCCGATGTTGGTGGGCTTCAGCGTCACCTCTCCCTTGAAGCCGGGGTTGTCGGCACCGGGGGTCATGCCGCCCTGTCCAGGGACGAGGGTGGCCTCGGCCTTCATGCCCTCGTTGTCGAACAGGAACATCGACAGGTCCTGGGCGTCCTGGTAGGACTGGAAGCCTTCCAGTTCCAGCGTCCAGGTCGCGTCCCCGGCGGCAGCCGAGTCCGAGTGGGTGGTGCAGAACGTGACCAGTTCCTCCCCGCCGCCGCCGCCCGCATCGGCGGGGACGAATTCGGCTCGGGTCAACTGGCACCGGTACTCGACCGCTGTCGGGGTTCCCTCCGGGTCGATCAACTTCAGGGTCACGCTGGTGTCCTTCAGCGTGAACGGCTTGGTGGCGATAGCCATGACGGTGACCTCCTACAGGTCTGCTCGGACGGTGATCGAGACGGCTGGCATCTCCAGGCCGCCTACTTGGGTCGTGCCGGTCTTGAGGAACGTGACGTAGATCCCCGGCACGACTGTGAGTTGTTGCAGGACGCTCGGCAGGACGGCCTCCAGGTTCGCCAGCCCCTCCGCACGGTCGTTGCGCTGCTCCACGAGGACGAGTTGAAACTCCGCTTGCGCGGCCCCGCAGAACGAGTCGAGGAAGGCGGCCTCGACGTCGTCCACGAACCCGCAGGGCGGGACCGGCGCGTCCGGGGCGTAGGGGGCGCATTCCAGACCGGCCGATTGGACCGCCTGTGCTATCGCCACCCTCGCCCCGGCCACGTCGATCATCACGCCACCGGCCAGTCGATGCCGAGCAGCCGGATGATGGAGTCCACCGCACGCTGGGAGTCCGGGTCGCGGGACGGGATCGCGATGATCCCGTCCGCACCGGCCCCGGCCACGGCCTCCGGGCTGTTCTTCCTCGCCAGCAGGCGGTTGGCGCGTCGGAGTGCTTCCCCGCGCGCTATCGCCGCCGCCGGTGAGGAGAACAGGTCCTCGTAGGGCTTCCCGACATCGGCACCGAGGCTGGTCAGAGCTTCGTCCAGCGCGTCCTGGACCAGTCGGTCGGACGTTCCTGTGCCGACCCCCGCGTAGGTGCGGAAGTCTGCCGTCGTCGGGATCGCGGGCATATCAGGCGACCGTGATCTTGGTGATCGCGTTCGGCTGATGCACGACGGCCTTCGCCCGGACCTCTGCAAGGGTCACCAGCAGGTTCTTGGCGAAGTAGTCCGCGTGGCTGTCGGTGGTGTACACCTGCACGTCGGACTTGGCGAGCAGCACGACCCCGGTGTTGAAGTCGCCCAGGTAGGCGGTGCCCGAGGCCACCAGCGGCGACGGGACCGGACGGATGCCCCAGTAGCCCCGGCCGATCTGCGGCCCGGTGCCGGTGTTGACCACCGTCTGGGCGAGCAGGTCGATGTCGAGGTCGGCGTAGTCTCCGGGGTTCAGCAGGACCGCGTTCGGCTGGTAACCGGCGGTCTGGACGTTCGCGATGCCCCTGCGGATGCCCTTGATGAGCGCGTCGGCGGTGGTGGCCGCGAACGTCGCACCGTTGATCTCGGCGGCGATCTCGTCCTCGACCTTCCGCATCACGCCCGAGCGGAGCGATGCGTTCAGGTAGGACATGAGCGCGCTGCGGTCCTCCTGCACCTGGCGGCTGTACTCGACACGGTGGGCGATCACGTCGAGGGTGACCGTCTCCAGGGTCGGGACGCCGGTCATCTCGGGCTTCAGCGTGCCCTCGGCGACCACGGCGGCCTTGGAGGCGACCGGGTACACGACCCACTCGACGGAGCCGGTGGACACCGTGATGCGCGGCACGAGGTCGAGCAGCGGCATGATCTGGGGGCGGTCCACCGCGTCGGCGATCTTGGTGTACGGGTACACCGCGTCGAACGAGGTGTTCGTCAGCGGGGCGCGGAACAGGGTGTCCGAGTCGAGGCTGAGGGTGCCCGAGGTGCCGCGGGGGGCGCGGGCGTAGTCCTCGTAGGCCTTGGAACGGGTCCAAGCCTCGCCGATGCTTGCCGGTGCGGCCTCCCGCTCCAGCGTGGTGGCACGGGCAGAGCGGACGGAGATCGCGTCGATCGCGTTGGCCGCGTTCTTGCGGTCCTCATGCTCCACGATCGCCTTGATCTTGGCGTCGATGGCCTCGGCGTCGGCCTTGGCGCGGACGAACGTCTCGTCGGCGGGGTTGAAGTCCTCGGCGCTGAACAGCGCCTCGATCTCGGTTTCGAGGATGCTGCGCTTCTCGCGCAGGGTGGTGAGAATGCTCATGGGTGCGCCACCTCCTGGGCGCGATGGGTCGTTGCGCTTGCAGATGGTGGGGACCGCCTTGCTCGATCACCCGGAGGGTCCGCCTGTTGCTGCGGAGGGTCCGGCTCGACCGGCGGCGCGGTGGGCACCTGGGACCATCCTACGGGATTCACCAGCCATACGGCTACGGAGCGTGACGGGAACTGCCGGAGCTGGTGCCCTGGGGGGTCACGCAGAGTGACCCTTCCACTGGGCGAACCACGCCCGAGCCGCCTCGACCTCGCGCGCGGCCTGGGCGTCCCGGTGGGCGAGGACCAGGGCGTGCTGCCCGTAGGCACCCTCGGGGACGACTGCGTACCCGGTGAGGTGCGCACGCCGGTGGACGATCGACAGGTTGTCGCCCTCGCGGGTCACCGTCATCCAGTCCTTCAGCGCCCGAAACTCGATGCTCACGTCCGTCAGGATCCCGTCGGAGAGCAGCGTCATCATCTCCTCGGCCGCCGGGGTGCTGCCGATCTTCGCCCGGATGTACGGCCCGTCCTCCCGGTCGTCGAACGTCACTCCGCGCCCCACCAGCGGCCCGCCGTGGTCGTGGTAGACCATGAGCCGGTGCGCCTCGGTCTTGGCGAACGCGCCCCGCTTGAACGTCTCGATGATGCCGCCGCCGATGTCGGTCGGAAGTTCGTAGGGAACCGCCCGGACCAGCATCTCGTGGCCGTCGATGTCCTCCACCTTGGCAGCCCGGTGCTGCACCGTCTCCATGATGTTCACTGCTGGCCCTCCTGCCCCGTCGTTATCGCGGGCGGCGTGCCCCCCGCTACTTCGGTGTCGGTCGCGAACGGCCCGTGGATGTGGACCTCGTGCATCGGCCGCAGGTTCTCGATCAGCCGGACCTCGTCCGGCAGCAGCCAGCCGTCTCGGAGCGCCACCGAATATGCCTCGAAACGGGTCTTCGTGTCGGCCCGCAGCAGCCCCTTGAAGTCCACCTCGATGAACTGGCCCTGCGGCACCAGGCTGGTCAGCATGTCGTCCAGCGCGTTCGCCCACGGCACCAGCGAGTAGCGCACGAAGTCCTGGTTCCTGCTCTCGGCGTTGGAGTAGGTGTTCGACCCGCCGTCCGTGCCGCCGAGCATGTACACCGGCACGCCGAACATGTTCGCGATGTCCACCAGGCTCATCTGCCGGGAGGCGATCAGTTCCATGTCCACCGGGGACTGCGAGATCGGCACGAAGTCCGTCGTCGCGTTCAGCACCGCGATGCTGCGGCGGTCGCCGCCGTGGTTCTCCAGCCACCGCTGCTTCAGGTTCTCGGCCTGGGTCTTGTCGAAGTTCGGCACCGACACCTTCAGGTAGCCCGCCGGAACCCCGGTGCGGTACATGCCGTCCGCGTAGGCGGTCTGCCGCAGCGCGATCCCATGCTCGGCCGCGTGCACCTCCAGCACGCCCCGCGTGCAGCCGTACTCGTCCACCATGTCCAGCGGGTTCAGCAGTTCCACCAGGCGGTAGCGGCGGCCGCCGATCGACGCGCGGCCGTCGAAGTCGAGGTCGATGGTCGGCCCGACATCCGGCCTGCCGATCCGGCGATGCACGAACGGCTGCTCGACCGTCCCGACGTACTCGGGGTTCAGCACCCGCAGCGTCCCGGCCACCGGCATCCCGGAAGAGTCCTCCTCGAACAGCAGGTAGCCCATCCCGCGCATGATCGCCGACCGCAGCAGCGTCCCCCAGAACGACGATCTCGTCATCCGCAGCGCCGCCGAGATCGGGGAGTCCCCGAACCGGGCGTCGGGCCGGTGGAGGTGCGGGTCGGTCGCCCACCGGGGCGACGGCAGCTCGATCGTCGCCTGCAACGGGTCGGTGCCGCCGGTCAGCAGCCGGAACGGCAGCGAGGCGATGGTGTTCGTGATGATCGACTGGGAACGGGTGACCGCTGCCAGCACGCCGCCGGTCTGCTGCACGAAGTTGTCGTCGCCCCACCACCAGAACGTGGCCGGATCCGAGTCGGAGGGGTTGATGGGACCGCCGAGGGTCATGTCGCCGTTCGTGCGGGCGTACCTGGAACGCCGCTGCTTCCGCCGGTTGCGGTTCGCCAAGGCAGACTCCTTCATCGGAGGTATGCCGTGCCTCGGCCACTGCCATCCTACTACCCGCTGTCACCTCCGTCACGCTCTGTGACACTCTGCGTACGGACAGCCTCCAGCGGCCGGGAATCACCACACCGCCGGTTCCGGCACCGTCGAGGTCGCAGCGGCCCACACCGCCCAGCACACCGCCTTCACCGTGGGGATCGACCCCTCGCTGGCCTTCGCGGACAGCAGGTCCCCGTACTCGGTCTGCGTCACCCGCGCGTCGGCCAGCTGGGTCGCCGTCGCGCCCTGGTGGTCGTGCCGGATCCGGCCGTTCCGGACCATCTCGGCCAGCACGGGGGTGGCGAACCGCGTCTCCTTCATGCCGACGCCCTGCACCTCGGCCGGGAGCAGCACCTGATCCTTGATGCTCAGCCCCGCCAGCACCGTCACCGGCCGCTGCTCGGCCACCCACCGGCACGCCGCGTCGAGGTCGGGGAACGTGTTCGTCCACACCTCGACCGAGCCGTCGCCCTGCTTGCACGCCACCGCTGTGCCGTAGGTCGAGCGGTCCCCGGACACCTCGATGGACGCGATCCCGCCATGCGGCGAGCCGTCCACGATGCCGAGGTCGTGCCAGCCGCCGAGCCACGCCTGCCCGCCCTTCACCGGCTGGACGTTCAGCCACTCCGACTTGAACGAGGGTGCAGTCCGGGCCATCCGCATGGCCTCCAGCCGCCCCTGGGTCATGTGCGGGGTCGCCGCGTGCCACGTCGCCTCGTCGTCCGGGTCGGCGTCCGAGGGGGCGCCCCACACCATCACCAGCGAGCCCTCGGTCGCCTCGATCGAGGCCATCAGCCCCCGGTCCTGCTCGTTCGACGCGGAGAACACCCACGCCTGCCGGTCGAGCCGCTGCGCCATCGCGGGCCACAGCCCCGACCAGAACTGCTGCTTGTCGAGCGCCCAGCCCTCGTCCAGCAGCGCCAGGGACACGCGCTGGCCGTACACCGCCCCGATCGCCATGACGTGCCAGTGCGACCCGTCCGGCCAGTTGATGTACGAGTCGGCCTTGCGCCGCGATCCCGTCAGTCCGTTGTCCTCGGCCCACAGCCGCGCCGCCATCTGCTGCTGGTCGGCCAGTGCCGCCACCCGTGCCGCGTGCAGGACGCGCTGAGGCTCTCCGAACAGTTCGGCGTGTGATGCGCGCCACATGGCCAGTTCGCACAGCCACACGCTCTTGCCCTGCTGCCGCATCACCTTCAGCAGCACCAGGGGCCAGCAGAGGGTGCCGTCCGCGCGGTACTCCAGCGACCTCTGGGCCACCAGCCACTGCCACCAGAGCAGCCCGTCGCCCTCGGCGTTCGGGTCGGCAGCCATCCGGGCCTCGATCCACTCCACCGCCGCGTCCCCGCGGCTTCCCACCGCGTCGGGGTGGGGCGGGGGGAAGATCAGCGGCATCCCGGCATTCGCGGGCCTGATCCGGGGGTCCGAGGTGAATGGGGTGGAGGTATCGCTACTCTCCGTAACCTTCTGGTGACCCTCCGGAGCGAGTCTTCCCACC